GACCCACCCCGTGTGGGAGCCCCGCTACCCGACCGGTCTTGCGGGTGACCTGACCGGTTTATACCGGGGCTTCTGTGGGCCATGGCCCGCAGGGGACTGAACCCCTGCGAGCTGCTGGCTCAGCGAGCCTTGGCCTTCCGGCGTGTGTCGCTGTCGAGATACCACCACAGCGAGCCATCGCTGTAGCCGAGCTGCTCAAGCTCTGCAGCAACTACAGCCGAATTGGCCCGATGCCGCTGCAGCTCTTCGTCACCATCGCCGACTTGTGTCGGGCAGAAAATGATTGCTCGAAGAATTGCCTCTTTCTGAGCTTCTGTCAGCCTCCACACAATCTCTCTTTTCACGTTGTCCCCTTTCGTTCGTGGCTTGCGCCAAGCGAAGCCTAGTAACAGGAGGGCAGAGTTATCTTGCGCGCAGCAGGAGCCCCGTGTTTTGTGTCTCGGTTATTCTCAACGGGGCTTCTTTGATGCGAGGAATGTTTTTCGCATCGGGGTGGTCGGCAAAAAGTTTGGCTGTTGTTGGAATGATGTTTTGCTCTCGCTACGATGTTTGCAACCTACTAGAAACGGAGAAATTGATAATGACCAAAACCACGACTTCGCTAATTGGAAAGCGTATTCGTCTTGTCCGAACGGATGACCCGTACACGAAACTTGTTGCTGGCGACCTCGGAGTGATTACGAATGTGCGTGACGATTTATGGGGCAACAGCATCGTGAATGTTGATTGGGATAGTGGAAGCAGTCTCTCGCTAATTGAGGGTGAGGATTCTTTCACGATTGTTAGTGAGCGTGAACAATTCGCAACAGCGTTAGAGAACTTCGTGCAGTCCACACTGGAACTTTCGCTCGCTTGGGAGCGTCTTGACGAACAATTCGCCGAGTATCTGAACACTTTGGACTGGGGTTTCACTTCATCGCTTGATGAGTATGTCCACGAACTTTCGCATCTGCGCCACAAGGTGCTGGACGCTATTCGTCAGTCTGCCAAAGAGAACTAGATAAGTCGGCAGAACAATAGTTCTCCCCCCGATTTCTCGGGGGGAGAGACTAACTAGATAAGTCAGTCACCAGAGTAATTGTTATACTCTGTGGTTTCTCCATCTAGACCACACTTGGAGCACTTGTGGTAGTTCGTTGCCGAAAAAGTACCCAATACCGTGTTGTAGTGATGGACGATAAAGCCGACTTGTTGCCAATTGTGACCAAGCAATGCTTGGCGTAGCCAGTAGTTCTTGTCGGAATATTTCCGATAGAGCCGACCTACATACCACAACTGCTTTTGACTTAGTTCGCCTTTCTTGGCGTACTGGTCGGCAAGGCTTTTGACGAATTCAGCGTCATTCCCCTCTATCGTTGAGAGACGAACCAATTGCTCATCAAGTGTCGCTGACTGTGACCAAGCCTCTGGTGCTTCCACAGCGTGGCAATAGGTGTGTCTCGCCGAACGGCGTTGCTCGCTCGCTTGGTCGGAAAGGTCGGCAGGAATTTCCCCCGACCATCTGTCTGTAATCATGCTCATCATGCTCCCCCTCTGGGGGAGACCATCTCCCCCGACAGAACCATCGTACCCAATGTGGGGCAGACTTATCTAGTCAGTTTAGATTTTGCTCACACTTATCTAGTCAGTTCATGGAACGACACGACACCGACAAAAGAACAGACAGAGAGAGCAGGTGCTCGGTCGGCAGACTTGCCCCCGACCCACCCGAACAGAAGGCGCAGCACACACTGTGTGAGCCCCGGCCAGGAACGCTTGCAGCGAAAGCTGCGGGGCTTACAACGTTTTGGTGGCTGTCGAAACAGCCATGCCATCGGGGTAGTCGGCAGAAAGTGGAAAAAGATTTGCTTTTTTATTGCAGTACCAGTAATGTGAAGAACATGATTACTGAACTAAACCCTGAACTACAGGAATACGCCGAGACGCATGATGTATTCGGAACGATTATTCGTCACCCATTGGTGATGTGGATAGGACCAGTAACAGACATTGACCTAATAAATAATCTTCTTGACAACAAGCGCAAGGCAACGGAAGAAGCACTAGATAAGTGTGAATGGTCACGATTTATTTATTTGCATGAGCGTCCATATCGCTTTGATGCTTTGCACTTTGTTCTCAACACTTTTGATGAAATTACTGATGATGAGTATTGGTCACTTGTTTCGGATGTATGGATAGACACGGAGAACGCTTGGCAGAATGTTGGTTCGTGGACAGAACTATTCGGAAGTGACCGTGCTTCACAACACTCGCTGATGAATGAAGAAGAACTAAAACTATTCGCATCGCTTGACGACACGCTGACAATTTATCGTGGATGCCGTAAGGATGTAAACGAAGAAGGTTTATCGTGGACGCTTGACAGAAGTAGGGCGCAGTGGTTCGCTGACCGTCACGGTCACGATGATAGGACGTTGCTTACGAGAGAGATAAGCAAGAGTGAAGTAATCGCAGTGTTTACACGCAGAGGCGAAGAAGAAGTAATCGTACTTCCGTATTACTAACTAGATAAGTGTCCAAATAAATCTGCTCGTCATTTATTACCATTATTAGTACCTACTACCGAAAAGGGGAAAATATGTTGGTAACAGATGTAATCGTGAAAAGTAAGGGAACAGCGTTCTCAATAGCGCACAAATTTCAGCAAGGCGAAAAAATTGCCTTTCGTCAAGAAGGCGACAAAGATGTATTTCTCGTAGATACCGTACTTGTTTCTAATGACGGCAATTCGGTTTATGTTGACGGCACTTGGCTTGATGCAGAAAACGATTATGAATTCGGTGGAGAGTGGGATAACGAATTTGATTCCCGTGATGCAATTTTTGTTTCGTTCGTAGAAGTAGTAAAGCGTGAGCCTCGCAATTGGACGGAGTGCTTGCCTGCTGAATACAACAATGGCACTTACGCTTGGACGGAAGAAGTGGTCTGGGATGCAATTGCAGAATTTCACGGAGTAGATGTTTCCGAAATTGCTGACGGTGACCTTGCTTCTTATCTATGAACTAGATAAGTAACGAAAGACTCACTTATCTAGTGAATAACTAGGTGAGTGGGTTTTTTCGTATGCGTAACTAACTAGATAAGTGCATTGAGTTGGTTACTGCTCTCGCAGCCCCGCCTTTCGTCGGTTTTTATGACATTGACTTATCTAGTAAACAGAAAAGCCCCCATCAGTTCCTGCGAGGACCGATGGGGGCGATTCGTACTGGGTGAAAATCGGGGGGAAATCACCCAGCGAGCTTTAGAGACGGATGTATCCAGTCTCTGCCGGCTGTGTAACTGGCTTGATTACTGCAACTGTCGTGTTCGTAACACTCTCACGACGCAACTTCATTGAGTCACGCACCTGACGCTTCTGTTCGAGCACATCGACGAGAGCAGCGAGCGATGCGTTCATCTCGCCCTTGCTATTCGGGGTGTACTGTCCGTAGAGGTTAAAGGTGCCGTCCGGCAAGGCTTCCTGGCTCGTAGTGAACTGCGAGAGGTCAAACCCGTAGCGAGTACTCCATTTCCAACGGAACGTAAAGAACTCCTCGTTAGCCTTTGCTCCACTGCGCAACAAGACGCGAGAATTTGGGTGCTTGAGGACTTCGAGGAACAGCTCTTCAGTCTCGTTCATTGGGTACTTGATGACGTGATTCAGAGAGCCAGGCTTTGTTTTGGTTGCCTTCCCCATCTTGGTTGAGGTGACTGTCAATCCTGATTCGACAGCAAACTTGATAGTTTGCAGCTTCTCACGAATTTTCTTAACCTTGCGGCCACCAGGGATTGTCAGTGCTCCACCCGTGAAGCGTGCATAGTGCTCAATCTCGCCAGCCTCATTAGCGCGTGTGACGATTTCGATGCCTTTTGCAATGCTTCGCAGTGGGCCATTGCCACCACGCTTCTTTGACTTCTTGACGAGGAACCACTCATTCGGAGAATCGAGGAGTGTCATAATAACAACTTCGATGTTCGTCAATCGTGGGACTGCCTTGCTTGAGGTGCGACCAGTGGCCGACGATGGTGGTGCCATCTTTACTGGTAGTGGTGCCATCCCACTAATAACCTTTGCCATTTTGACAATGGTTTGCTGGTCTACGTTAGAGGCACTCGATGTAAGTGTCTCAATGAGTTGTGCCTGTCCGGCACCGGACGGGGACTTACCCCGATGCTTTGTTGTCGCCATGGTTGGCTCCTTCTAGTTGCTTGTCTTAGGTGGCTTATTGCCACTTGGGGAAAGACTAGGGCTTACCAATACGAGTTCACAACCTCCAACAAAGATTTTTTTATGTTGCATGGTGGCGTAAAGACGACTAATATTGCCTCCGACCGATGTGAAACGCTCACAAAGGCAAACAAACAACTAGGAGATAGCTAAATGGCTACAAAGAAAAAAGCTGCACCAAAGAAAGCAGCAAAGAAAAAGCCGGCCAAGAAAACTGCAAAGAAAGCAGTAAAGAAGAAGCCAGCAAAGAAAGCCGTCAAGAAGGCAACCAAGAAGACAGCAAAGAAAGCAAAGACAGTCAAGAAGGCTGCCAAGAAGGCAGTTCGGATGCCAGCTCCTGCTCGCAAGAAGCTAAAGAAAGCTATTGCTAATAACTCATCAATTATCGACGGTCCAATCGTCGACAACGCGCAGAAGTAATTACGCATGTCTCGCCTGCGAATAGAAAGAACAGAGATGTCTCAAATCGGTGAGCCCTCAAAGCCTTCGTCAAAGGCGAAGACAAGCACAATCAGCTTCGACGAGTGGCTCCACATCGGTCTAGAAAATGGCTGGTGTGGACCACCCGTATGCTCAATACATGACGGTATCCCAATGAGCGAAGCTGAAGAAGAGGAATTTCAGGAAGGTGACCCGTGTGTGCACATCATTCGTTTGTACGAAGATGAAGAGCAAAAGAAGTTGGTAGAAGACTTCCACTCGCCATCCAATTGGCGTAAACCACTTATCTAGTTAAGTTCACCCACAGCACTTGTAACGGCCACGACGAGGTGGTCTTTGGCTTGTTTGGGCTTCTGATACAGGAACAGCACGACGAGTGAAATTTGGTGCTTCTGTTTCCTGCTCTTGTTTTTTCTTTTTAGCCATTCCCTATTTTCTCATAGGGAAGAAGCTCTATGGTGGAAGCGCCTAGAACAGGGCTATTTGGATACCACCAGTATCTTCTACTTGTTTGCAGTAGTTGTGCTTGTATTCGTGAAGCTCGTCAATAACTTGGGAAATTGTTGTCCCCTTAGCTTTAAGCCAAACAACAGCTTTACGTTCGCTAGTCGAATCTTGTGGGCGCAACGGTAGACCACATACGCAACACGTGAACAACGGTGGGAGTTTAGTCATAATCTATTACCACTTTCCTACTGGGCATTCAGCCTCAATTAGTCTTGTTTTTAAATGCATGAAGCAACCACACACAGCGCACTGCTGCGTTTGGCGCAAGAATTCAGGGCATGCCTTGCAGATAGCGAAGCGCTCCTGTTGTTTCTTTTCGGTCGTGTAATTCTGTCGGCGCAGCAAGTGCCAGGGCATGTTTCGTCGTCTCATAACTTAATCCCGACCACCCCGTGCCTTGCTATCAAATTTTAAAAATCCGTACAGAACTAGCAAGAGCAGCACGGAAACAATAACGCTTTTGGTATCCATGGACCCATGATAGCGATTTTCTCGCTTTTCATCAAGCTCACTGATAAACCTGCTTTCCTCGACTTAGGATTCACATCGCAGACCGGCAGGGCTCACACTCTCCTTTCGGTATCCAACACACGTGAGCCTTGTCGGTCTTCGTTTTTATCTGTACAATGTCCATCGTGAAGCTATTTTTAGACCACAACGAAATAATTCTTGATTTTCCATTTGATGCCGGCCAGGTTGAGGAAATAAAACGCATATCAGGTGCAAGGTGGGACAAGATTGGCCGTGTGTGGCGCTTACCAATTACGTCTATCAATGAAGGTCGTGAGTTTGCATTGCGTCATAACTTTGAGGTCACTATCGATGCTCTAAAGTTCTCCGTACCAATACCTGCTATCGGGCGCACCGGTGCTCGTGTGCATGTCGATAATGGTATGGCAGTTATCCGTGTGCCTTATGAGCGAGTAATCATTAAGGCTATTAAACAAATACCTGGCATTACATGGGATAGCAAAATGCTTGCATGGAAAGCCCCCTTTACATCGATTACAAATATCATTACGTGGGCCAAATCTTTCGGCGTTACCGTAGACAATGAGCTAATGGACATGGCTGCACAAGTAGAGACAGAGATGACTGAATTGATACAGGCATCACGCTCGGTAGACGCAGAGATACAGATACCTGAACTACAAGGCGCACTGCTGCCGTATCAGAAAGCTGGAGTTTCGTACGCTGCAAGAGCCCGTAGGACATTTATCGCTGACGACATGGGTCTCGGAAAGACACTGCAGGCGATGTCCACGCTCGAATACGTTCACGATAGTTACCCAGCAGTCGTTGTATGTCCACCAAGTCTCGTGCTCAACTGGGCGAGTGAATATTCGAAGTGGTATCCACATCGCAAGGTGGCCACTGTGACGAACCGTAAGTCATTCCCTGACGCAGGCACATATGACGTTGTGGTAGTTGGATACAGCAATATCGCTACATGGGAGAAGCAACTATCCAAACATCGCTCGTACGTATGGGACGAAAGCCACTATCTAAAAACGCCCACCTCGCAGAGAACGAAAGCAGCAGTCAAGATAGCTCGTAGCGCACCAAAAGAAGGTCTCGTATTGTGTCTCACGGGAACACCCGTAACGAACAGGCCGAACGAATACGCAAGCCAACTTGATGTACTCGGTCGCCTCAAGGACTTTGGTGGGTTGTGGGGTTTCTATCGACGCTATTGCGCTGCATACCAAGACAGTTTTGGTCAGTGGAATATCAGTGGACACTCACACCTAGACGAACTCAATGACAGGCTTCGTGGCACTTGCTACATACGCCGTACGAAAGACCAAGTGTTATCGGAGTTGCCACCCGTAGTCCATAGCAAATTGCTGGTAGAGGGCTCATCACAAGCGATGAAAGAATACAAGAAAGCAGAGAACGACATTATTCTCTACATCGCAGAGCGAGCCCGACAACTCGCCATAGAGCAGGGCAAGTCACAGCACGGCGCTGCCATATCAGCAATGATTAGGGCAGAAGCGAACGAACATTTAGTACGTCTGTCGGTGCTACGCCGTCTTGCTGCGAAAGCAAAGATGGAAGTCGCTCATGAGTGGATTACTGAACGCATAGAGGCCGGCCGTAAGGTCGTTGTCGCTGCACACCATCGAGACATCGTTGACGAAATCGCCCGTAAGTATGGAGACCTACGTATTCAGGGTGGAATGAAGGTTGAGGAAGTAGAGGAGAATAAACGCAAGTTTCAGCAGTTAACCGTAGATAAAGCACCCGTAATCGTGTTATCTATCCAGGCTGCGAAAACTGGACACACACTCACTGCATCAGAGGAGTGTTTATTCATAGAACTTCCGTGGACACCAGCAGACGTAGACCAGACATACTCGCGCCTACATCGCATCGGACAACAAGGAAGCGTGACGGCAACTTATCTATTAACCAAAGACACCATTGATGAGGAGATTTATCAACTCATCGAGCGAAAGCGTTCGGTGGTAAATGCGTCAGTGGAAGGTGGGGAGTTCGCTAACGAGGATAGTGCCGTGCAACTTATTCTGAATTTACTCGGTAAAGCAGAACAGAACTAATCGGTTTCGGAACTTGTTTCCGACTTACCCGTGGCACCCTGGTTGCGACCGTAAAATATTTCCTCTGCAATTAGTTTGGAATATTTCTTACGCAAGCGCCATATTTTCTTGTTCATTTCAGTCATCTCTTGGCTCATTCGAGCTTTGATTATTGCTTTGTCGTCATACACGCCGTGCCCATTAAATAGTGCGTCATGGATATCTGCGTCCTCAATGATGATGTCTGATATCCAACCGGCACGTTTGTCTATTGCCATCATTAATTCACACAAACCCTCTACGCCGAATTCATCGTGAATTCGATTTGCGATTATTGAGCAGAAGTGTGAACGATACATATTTCTCGCTTTCTGCGAGTTAGACATGAACTCAGATATGAACAGCGCAAGTTCTTCCTTTGTCGGCATTTCTTCGCCATCATCACCGGCAAATTCGTAAAAATCGTCTGCGCCGTTGTTATTCATCTTGCCTCACTTTTCTATGGGCTTGACTAATAATACCCGTACTAGAAGTCAGACATTTGTTAATAGATAAGTTTGAGTTTTTAGTTTTGTTCTCGTCACCCATGAGTTGTTGTCCATGGACGCGAGCGCGCGTTCATCGCGAGAAGCATCTCGGTAGTGGTCGAGGTATTCGCCGATGGCGTTGTAGATTGACCAGCCGTTGTACCCGTAGTTCTTTGCGTTGTTTTCGTTTTCATAAATAGCGCGAACTAGCGACAACACGTCATCACGGTTCTTTCTCTGACGCTCTGTGCTATTTGGCTCTATCGGAAATGCTGTATTTAGGACTTTGTCAAGAACTTGTGTGCGTGCTGGAACTTTCACTGCTAGTAGTCGTTCGGCAGTAGCAGCAAAGTTGTTTGCCCATTCATTAGATATCGCAAGAACTTCATTCGCTTGCTCTATCGCTCTGTCTGCATTGCGAGTGTGACGAGCAGTAAATACCCGTCGAGCGCTTTCTATGCCAAGCGTTACGGTATTTTGACATACGGCACGAATAGAAGTGTTGGCGAATGTAATTGCCGTCTTTCCATCGTGTCCATTGCGAACAAGTAAGTAGCGCGCTATTTGGTCATTCACGCCAGCAGGGTCTACGACTATCGCGCCCAAGTCAAGTGAAGCAAAGAAACCTTTTCCATCGTGCAGAACACCGGCAGTATCTACGACTGCGTCTCCTTCGGAAGCGCCCACGATGCTTAGCGCATAATCCAAACACTCTTTATTCTGCTGAACTACATAACGCGTTCCAACGGTGGCCAAACCGGTGAATGTGCCGTCAATGTTGACCCGTACGGTTGCACGACTGTCCGGCACGAGAATAGTTGTGCCATCAGGGTTCCGTAGTGGTTCGCCATTGTCATCGCAAATTGCCACCCGTGTTGTGACTACATCGAAGTTCGCCTGTGAAGCTTCGAGCATTGCCTCTGCCGTTTGTAGCCCCTTCATTGGCGTTCCAAGCCTGTGCCACGGGATTTCTCTGTCGGCGTATGCCATTCTCGCTGTGCCGTCTTTATTGATTTCTAGTCCGTGTGCCATTCCGTGTCTTTCCTTCTCTCTCTTTTAGATAAATCTAACCGAGTATTGCCTAGTTCATTGTACACCGGGGCTCCAGAGGCAGGGGCAGTGGTTGGGGTTCGGTCTGTGGCGAGGGCGCACGGGTGGGTCGGCAGAAAGTCGGATAATTCTGCTCGTCAATGGTTATGATTTATTCAGGAACTAACGCTCACGAAAGGGGCAACTAATGAAGTTACTAGATAAGTGCGAAAACTGGTGTCAGGAACATTATCTCGGAACGATGAAGGCTCTGCTCGGCATTATCTCTGCCGTGCCGACTATCGGACTGTTCGGAGTAGTTCAGGCGTACTACAACAGCAACATCGGCGACCTGCTGACCTGTCTGTTCATCGTGGTAGGTGGAACGGTGATTACCACCCTATTCGCTCTGACCGTGTACAACGAACATCAAGACGAACGCTACGCCTCTATTCGCCGTCACCCAGTCACGAAGCGAGTGCGCTAATGACTACGACAGCACTGGACACCCGTAGCGTGTTAGCAGAAATGCTAACAGAAAACACTGGAACGCACATCTTGGACAGTGGTGGCGCATACGGCAGGAACTGGGAACGAAACAATGGCAAGACGCTTGCCGATTTTGAGAACGAACCGACTGCGTGGGCTGACGGTTATGGCGTAGTGCTTTCAGTTTTCCACTTTCTTGCGAACCGTGTGGAGTTTCTGCCGAGTATCCAAGCCGAGTTAGATGATTTGGCACGGTGTATGCCCGATGAGGGCTGGTTGGCTATCGCCGAGACACTGGCTGAACGCTACGACCCTAAGCCTCGTACTTGGAACACTTACAACGGCGAGGACAGTCTTTCGCAAACACTACAAGGCGTATCGTTCACCCGTAATGACGGTGAGACTGTGAGCCTTATTCAGATACACGGGGGCTGTGATGTTCGTGGTGGATACACGAAGCCTCGTGCTTTCCGTGTGACGGTGGAAATGGCTGACTGTTTCCCATACGACCACAACTCTTATGAGTTGGAGTGTCCGACTGATAACGAACACTCTCTCTCGTATTTGGGTGAGTACATCGGTTGGCACGGGTCAAGCATTGACGCTGATGAGTATCCGACATACGACAGCGAGAAGCGAACAGCGAACTGTGTGAAGTGTGGTTCGCCATTCATAGTTCACGCCTCTGAACCGTACTAGATAAGTCTCAACGGTCACCCGTAGCCTCTGCGCTCTTATCCCCAACCCCCTTTCATCAAGGGCGTAGGGGTTACGGGGTTTCACTTATCTAGTGAGCATTACTCTGCTACGGCGAGACTATGACTTACTAGATAAGCGTTCATCACAAGTGAGGGCAAAGTGCGAAGCACTGCGCCAGCCGGGGCTCCGAGCGTTTGAGTGTGGTTTGTGTTGTAACTAGATAAGATGACGAGATGAACGAGAACACCTATCGAACAGCAAAGACAATTCTCATCGCTATCGCAATAACACTTGCGTCAGTATTCGCATTTGGGTATTTGGAAAGACAGCAAGCAAGAGACAGTGAGTTCTTTTGTGATGGAACACCTTTGACGGTGAAAGAGGGCGACACTCTCTATTGGATAGCCCGAACAAAGTGTGAAGGCAACACTATGGAAGTGGTGGACAGACTTGTCGCCCTGTACGGCACGACATTGACTATCGGTGACACCATCTATCTGCCGACACACAACGCCTGTGAGTTGCGTATGACAGACGGTGGGAGTGTGATGGAAGAGTGTGCGTGATGAACTTATCTAGTTCAGTTTTTCTGGGCAGTCCTCGTACGGGTTCTCATTACCCTCGTTGTCCTCGCACGAACAAAAGCCGAATAGTTCCACTTGGGTTTCGTGCGTGAGTTCTGCTATGTCTCCCCACGACGGCGAGCCACCGAGTTGGTCAATAACCAAACTCCAATAATCCACAAATAGTTTCTCTGCGCTGTTCATCGTTTTCCCCCTGTCTGTAAGTTATCTATTACTTTATTACTGAAACCCAAACGCTCAATTATTTCCTCGGGTGTTTGTTCCCAACACAAGTTCCCTTCCTTGTAGTTTGTGTTGTGTCGCTCTATTGTCCACGTGTAGTGAGAGGACATAACGGGGAAATGAAAAACCCTATTTGGTCTAAATTGTTTTTTCGCTATCGCTAAACTCTCATCCAACTCCGACATTTTGTTCACACTGCGAATTATGGAATTGGGTATTTCCATTTGTCGGTGAGGTCTAGACAGTTGCTCCGAGGTTGGGTCATAATAATAGTTGGGCGTGATTATTACTACGTGTCCACACTTTTCGTCAGAACCCAACGCAACTGGATTATCCACACTCACCCTGACGCTCCACTCATCTCCGTCTTTCGTGAACGGCGTACTGGCTTTTACGAAATCCCAACCCTTTTGGTTGTACACACAAACGCCTACGGGTACTACTTCGTGTTCTATCCCTGCGTGAGTGAGAACGATAGAGGCGAAACGTGTAGCGAGAACGCACTGCCTAGCGTGTAGGTGACTTTCCCGATAGCGATAGTTCGCCCACATACCTGAAATCTTTTGTAGTACCTGCTTTTCACTAGTCATTGACTTTCCCCTTGGTCTAGTAGTTATCTATCAGTGTATCGGTACGGGTACGATGAACTTATCTAGTTCAGTATCTGTCCAACACTGACAACGAAAACTTCTCCACAGTAAAGCACACGGGCGTACTGTTTATCTGTGTCGTGGTATGAGATGAACTCTGCTTCCACAGCACCCGTAGTCGTTCGGCGTGCCTTGTCTGAAACGATGTGACCGAACGACACTGGTATCAACAGCGTCTGACCTACGGTAAGTCCTTTGGTAATCACTAGATGCCGTATGTTCCGAGTTGGGTGCGCTCTGCTTGGCGCAAGACTTCGTAGATTTCGGAAACATGCGCTTCCGTGTGTTCATCATCAGCGAACAACTTGACTATCTGTAAGACACACTCCAAGCGAGCAACCTGCTGTGCCGTAAGTGTGATAGTGAGTTCTGCGTTTCGTGCTATTCCCATTGTGTTCCCCTTTCGGTATTGACCTTAGAGTAGGACGAGCAGACTTATCTATTTACTATCTGTGACATCACGCCACTGACCATCAACGACCACCTGATAGTGCGCCCCCGACACTGGCACTAGTTCGCCATTAGCATTGCGTTCATACTTGCCGAAGTTCTCAGTGGAACGCCATGCCCACTCACAGCACGGTGTTTCACTATCGCAAGGGTGTGTTCCCTTACCTATCGTCTCTGCCAATGCTGGGAACAGAGTAAGGAACTTCACTATGCAGTCGTGACACAGTATCCAACTACGGCTACGGCGATTACTGAACAGCACATCTACTTCATCAGTGAAGCCACCATAGTAACCAAATAGGTCAAATGGTAAATCCCAACCGTTACTAGGTAGGTGCTTTTGTTCATCACACTGGACATCGTAGTCACACCCTGAACAGCGAACATAGTTACTCATAACATCTCAACGATAGTCGTATGCGAGCAGACTTATCTAGTACCCGTAGCACTTGGCGACTTCTATGACTGGCGTGAGTTGAGGCGAAGGTAGGCAGAGTAGGCGTAGTTGCGTTGGCGTTGGCGTTCGTCGCGTGCCCTCTCTGCGTCTGCTGGGGGCATACGGTCTATCTCATCATCAGTGGGTGCGAAGCCTATCTCCCTCTCTGCTTCTAGCATCAGTGACACAAGGCTAAGCGTGTGGGTGTCTGCGTACTCACCCGTAGCGATGTGGCAACCTTGTTCATCTAAGTCAAGTGCCAACAGTTCGCTTGCTACCTTTGAGATGAATACACCTGTGAGTTTCATCTGCGACAGGCGTTGGTGTGTGGTTAGGTGTTCGTTCGCTGTCCTCTTAGACCGAAGCAACTGTGTGTACATACTGTTGCTTGGAACGAAAGCGACAAACTCTGACGGGGTTGGCTCTTGTGTTGTCATCTCATCTCTCTCTTGTGTTTGTGTGTGTCGTGTGTATGCGATGTGTATGAGCGAGGCTCTGCGTGGCTAAGCCCACACCAGACCCGAAACCCGACAGACCCGACAGTGCCGTTGACTTTGTTGGCGTGTCGTGTTGCGTGTTGGATTACATCGGGTGTGTGGTGTCTCTCTCGGCGTGTGTCTTACTGAAATACTTGGATAAATCATCTTGCTGTTTTTTGGGGTGTCGTATTCGGGTCGTGACTTATCTAGTGAGTTGTGTCGTTTTGTAATCAGCCAGAAACCATCAGCACACACTGCGAGAGACTGCTGTGTGTCCTCTGCGTGTGTGGACTTGTTGCCGACTACCCCGAGCACCGACACAAATTGTGAAAAATTGTTCGCAGTGTCGCCTCGCAGCACCTGTCTCTTGTAGCCCCGCGAAACTTTCTCGGTTGAGGCAGGGGGGGTGGGGGAGCAAAATCGCAAAAAATTCATCCCAGGTTTTTCACTTAAATTTATCCAATGCATACAGCTCAGCCGCCAGTTTGCGGACTTTCTTCCAGTGTCGTGATTGCCTCCCATTTGCCCCCAGACAGCATGGGATGAGCCCTGTGAAGGACAAATGCATGAATGCCCTGTCTTCGTATGCTTCAATCACGTCCGGTGAATCCGAGTACAAAGCGTCCTGTGTTTCTTTCACGGTTCAAGCGTATACTGAAATTCATGCAAACCCAATACCTTTCGTTTAATGATTTTCTTGCTGATGTCAGCATCAAGTACGAGCGCCAGAAGAACGATAAAAACCCACTTCGCTATGGGCAAATGTACTTCAACCTTCTGGAAGAATTCAGGCCGGCACTTGCTATCAAACTATGGGAATCACTATACGACCCGTACTACTCAGTACATGAGGAGATTCCAGAGACTCACGCATTTGTAGAGTCGAACTGGTAACTAGCTTTTTGATTTCTTTTTTGCTAGTTGTGTTATTTCTATAACCTCAAACATTGAGCCCTTTTCCAGCAGCGACTTAATCAGCGACTCACTAGAGAATCGTGCTATTTCGCCTCCTGTTGACTTCCTTACTGAAATCATAAAGCTCTCTTCGTTATTGGTTGTCACTTCTACTGTTCCTCCTATTAGTTCTCCGTGAATGGAGATTATTAAAGAGTGCCGGCATTTTTATTAGCATTTTCGGCACCCTAGATATATATAAAACATGTTCCGCATTTAGGATAAATTTATCTAATAAATATGTCAGCGCAGCATTTTTCACCGACATTAATTGTGAGTAATCCATAACCAATTGGTATTGATATCTCTACAAATTCCCGGGAAACTATTCCGCACAAATCACAGTCTGTGCTTTTCATCTGCTCATGCAGCAGGGGCATGAAGTCCGGCAAACACATTGAACAGCATGCAACCTGAATTGCTGGCAGCAGTAAATGGTCAATTGTTGGTGGCACCGTATTGATGTGCGGACAGAATTTTTCTATTCTTTGGAGTAAGTCATCTAGTGCTTCGGCAACTGCATCAGGCACAGTGTCTCTTTGTACTGATTGGAATCCTCTTGGCAGCAGCTCTTCGTTGAGTTTGTCGGCTTGTTCAGCCTGTTTCTGTGTCAGCTCGGAGATGAATTTGTTCATTTCCTTTTCGCTGTCGAAATGTTTTCCATCGGGTGCGGATTTTCTAAAACGTGGGTCCATTAGTGGATAAATCTATCTGAAGTAAGTGCCATTTTCAAAAAAAAAATTTGGAGTGTTGCTATAGCAGTGATTGTATTTTTCATTACTTTTTGTTGGAGGTACCCGCGCCGGATTTATTTCTTTTTCTTTTTCTTTTTTGATTGTTTCTGTAGCTTGCGCGTAACAGAAAAAATATACACCCACATAGCAAAGCTTAAAACGAGCACAATCTGCCAAGCTATAAAAAGAAAATTAGGCATTACTTCTCCAGTTTTTTGAGTTGGTTTTCCCTCAGCAGTCTATACGTGTCTGGGGATATGTCAAGCACCCATTTTCTTGTCGGATACTTACGTGTCAGCCACGCCTTGTAGTCGGCCAGGGTTGGCGGAATGTCTGGGTGGGTGTTCATTTTTCTCCATTTATAAATGATGCGTTGTATTCAGCATTTTTGTGGCGCCTTTGATACGAACAGTCTTCATGTTCGAGCTCGCAGTAACAGTCATAGTACGGAAACTTGGTTAAACACGTATTACATACGGTCACATTTCCGTAATACGTGAATCCAGGTGGCTTTGTGGCGCTACAGCAGTAGTCGTCCTGTTCAGTAGTCATGTCCCTCTAGGTCTATGTTGAATGCTTCATTTTCAAACGCCGTATAAGCATCTTTCCAAGTCTGCGGAACAGCGAAGTCTGGGTTTATCCTATCGCTGATTTGATTATTATACAAACATTCTTCGGCGTAGTAGTTCCTGATTATCTTCTTTAGTCTATGTATTTCGTATGCCTGTTCAGCGATAATTCCCATAAGTTCATCGTTGACAGAGTCATTTGCTTTTATCACTTCTGCGGCTTTGGAGATTATTGACCCACCTCTACCATGTTGGAGTTTGCGAGCAATTGACTCAAGCTGTTCGATTATTTCATTAGTCATTAGCGGCTTTCTTTTCGTCCAGAATTTTTCCGCATACAGAACAGAAGATTACACCGCCTTTTTCGTTGCCAAGAAAGTGTTGCCAATTACCGCAGCGATGAGGCATGCGAGATGTCAGCCAAATCCAGAAGTATCTAATTTGTTCCATTTTCCCCCCAGTGTTGCTTGTCCAGCGTGGACATTAACTCATCGATTGCACGCCACAGCTCTGGCCAGTCTCTGCGGAGCTTGGCCATCATGCGCCTGTGTCGCCTCGTATCATCGTCAATCCATGTGATTGCCATGCGAAATGCAAATGCTTTATGCAATAGCTCATGGTATTTTTCCTCAAGGTCGTCATACGCGAACATCAGACGCTCATGTTCTGACTCAAACCCCTTGATTATGTTTTTCATTTTTTCTTTTTTCATTTTTCCTCCTCGTGGGCCCGGTGGGGATTTGGACAGAATTTATGTATGGTTTAAATATTTCATCTAACGGTAAAATGAACAGTCATTGAATGTCGCCTGGATTCATCTTTTTGGGGGTTTGCTCCGCGGTGCAGCGTATGTCCATGCCATAGCAGGATATCTCCACGTTTATGCTCAAAAGCAAATTCTGGAGCACCTGATTCAATTAATAACGAATCAAAATATTGGAAACACTCGTTTTGTTTTGTGCGTAAGCTGGATTGATTTATAATTGATTCATCAATATCCCAGCGATGTGAACCGGGAATCAAATGGAACCCTCCAGACCCTATCTCCATGTCCTCAATAGCGATAATCATACCCAAATACGAATCTCCTGATTCTCTATCATTTTGATTGCAGTCTCTATGCCAAGAGATTCTTGAAGAAAACAACCTCGCTTCGGCAAGCATTGGCATGAATCGCGGGTTTATGTCGTGGACAGCTTTTGTGCCATGTTGATAAATTCGCATGATAGAAGCATCTGCAAAACTACCCCTGCTTGGCAAGTATGAATCAGGTCTTGTTATTTTTTTATACAGTTCTGACTGTTCGTTCATGTACTGACGCAGGGCGGACTCGGGGACTGCTTGCTCGATTAATAGATATCCGTCTTCCCAGTAGTTCATGTCGAATTCTCTTTTGGTATTTAAATTAGTGGGCCCGGTGGGGATTGAACCCACGACCAAGGGATTATGAGTCCCCTGCTCTGACCGCTGAGCTACAGGCCCTCTGTCTACCTGGTCGCTTCCCACCAAGCATCTTCTTCAGAGAAATTTGAGCCGTTTACATTATTAATGTGTTTATTGTGAAAGTAAATCGACTGTTCAAGCGCTTTCTGTAGACCCTGCAGTCTTGCGACTTGAGGTGTGCGCTTTGAGCCTTCTGTGGCAATCCTCTGCCGTTCTTGCTTGACCAATAACTGAAGTTCTTTCATCTGTGCTTCAGTTACGTTTAGTTCATAGGTTTGTCGTCTATTTTTCATTATTTCTCCATCTTTCCTACAATGTGCCCCTGGTTGGAGTTGAACCAACGTGGACCGCTACGGTTTCTACACCTTATAAGAGTGAGCCGATACAAGGGCCAGTTTCACTTGAATAGCTCCACTGCCTCGGTTATTCGTTCACGTAAAGCACTCACACTTCCAGACGACGATATTTTCCCTTGGAAAACACCTTTGTGGAAAAGAAGCAAGGAAGGAATAGACATAATTTCGAAGTCCTTCGCTGTTGCCATATTATCGTCTGTATTTATTTTAACGAAATCTACTTTCTCACTGAATTCACCAGATAGTTCATCAAGAATTGGGGAAAGTTTTAGACACGGTCCGCACCACGGTGCCCAGAAATCGACAAGAACCAGCTTGTCTGATGAGTTGATGAATTCACTAAATGTTTGGTCGGTAAGTTCTAACATGATTTAAATACTACTCCGTTTCATCGTAATTTTTGTTGGTCATCATGTCTATCACATCGTTTGGGTAAATCAAAAATCCGCGTGCAGGATTATCCTCGCCGCCGAATGCCCTTTTTGTTGATTCATTAAATTTGTATGGATTCATTTTTAAGTATCTTTTCAATCGCAATACATCGATGACCACAAAAGCACCGTCCGGAGAATAGATGTACACCCACCATTTTGCGGTTGTTACATTTATTCCGCTTGCTACCCAAACTTGCTCACCATTTTCATCACGCGCACCGCGTGGATTTTGTTGCGTTTCCACAACCATTCTGCCATTGCGATATCTATCGCTTTTTACTTCAAATTCCCCACCGGAGAGTGAATCAAGAAACTGAGAAATCAGTTTCTCTCCTTCCTGCCCATACGCCAGGTCGGATTTAAAATCAAATGTTTTAGCTGGTAAATCCCAAGAGTCTTTCATTCCTGAAAGAATACTAATTCAGCGATGAAATAACAACCGTTACTACATATTCCAGTTGGCTAATCCACCCTTACTATTGTTCATAATATAACGAGCCATCATTAAATTGCAGTGCACCGTCTTGAGCCCTTGCATTCGGTTTTTGACAGCATCGTCCCCGCATACATTTTTTACTGCCGAGTACCAACTGGAATTGATTTGTAACAATCCCGTATCGTATGAGCCGTCCTTGTTTAGAGCGTATGTCATGTTTCCAGCGGCATCCCACTTCGCATTTTGTGCTTTCGGGCGACAACCCGACTCTCTCCACGCAATGTATGACCATGTTTGTATTGGATAAAGACCATAAGCTTCGAAAACTGGCTCAAGCTTTGGGCAGCGCTTACTTGGGTCGCCTGGAACTTCTTTCCTGCGCCCCTCGTGGTCGCTGTTCACTGGTGGGAACTGTGGCAAGCTTCGCTTGGCCCTAAACCCTGGGTCGGCTTCCCTGACCTCTTGGTTTGCGGCCCACACCGGCTTTTCATCAACTAACACCTCCTCAACCGATAAATCGACCGAAGTGTTTGCTGTTTCCGTTGTGTTTGTCGGAATTCCAACTCCAGCTATAAAAAGGAGTATAGAAAATCCCCATCCAATAAATGTGTTCAATTGCTTCTCCTGTTGTCGGCGGATAAGACGTGGCGTTTAGTAAAAAGCCAATATTTGGTTTGCTTTGGTCACCCCGCCAGGGGCACTATTAATTATAACAGTTTGATTACGCCAGCTGCAACCGCGTAGCAACCAATAAAAATAAGGGTTTTATCTATTGAAAATTATCTGGTCCAAGAATCTCAAAAACAGCAAGCACTTTACCCTGTGGCGTCGGACCGATAATAATTTCAAATTGCATTGACCGAAGTATTAGTTCGGCTATGTCTTCCGCTTGTCGTTTTGCGTCTGCAGCATCTTGCTCATCATTTTGTTTAACGGAAATATAATTTAAAATCACTTCCGCTAAATGGTCAATGACCGTGAGTCTAGATACTGGTTCTGACATGGTTGACAGGCTACACCAGTTGGGCTAGGGTGACACGCAATATCAACCCAGTAGGAGAAGAAATGAACCTAGCGCCAATAACAGTAATTGGGAACGTCACGGCGGACCCAGAGCTCACCTACACGCAAAGCGAGCAGGCCCGCCTGTCGTTTTCTGTAGCAGTTAACCACATCTGGTACGACCAGAAAAACGAAAAGCAGGAAAAGGTCAGCTACCACAACGTAACAGCGTGGAGATACCTTGCTGAAAACACTGCACGAGTAATCGAAAAGGGCATCGGCGTCGTTGTTTATGGACGACTAGAGCAGCGCTCATACGATGACAAGGACGGCAACAAGCGTTCAATCACGGAGATTGTCGCAGAAGACATTGGCGTACTGACTCGCTCAATTGAGACGATTACTCGTCGTGTTGGAAAGAATTCTGGTGAGGGCCAGCCTCAGCAGTCTGGCTCGCGTCAGTCGTCTCAGCAAACCGGAGCACGTCGCGCGCGACCAGCAACCGCCGCAGTGGGCGCCCCATCGGACGAACTAGAGCCATTCTGAGCCCAACCCCGAGGTTCGGGGAAAAGTTTAAGCGCCTGTTAATTTGCGCCAGGGAGCGTAAAACAGGCGCTTTTTCTATGCCCAAAATCAGTTTCTGACTCTAGAAAAAATATTCAGAAAAAGGTTGCAATCTTAAAAACTAGACATTAAGTTTGTTGCCACCTAGACCACAGCCAAGGAGATAGTGGAATGTCAGAATACAGCAAGCTCAAAGAAAAAGGAATGGGACGCGGTCGTCCACGTCACACAGAAGAGCAGAAAGTTCAGTCAGCAGCATTGAATACAATGCGTCAGGAAGCACGTCGACGTGCGCATTTGGTTCTCAAAAGTCGTCATATCGATGAATATAACGATATCTACGAGGCTGAATTGGGCGCGATGCAGTCAACTGAAACTACATCACGTCGCGCAAAGCGCACGCGCAAATAAGTTTGAGCTGAGTTGGTGGGGCTAAATTTGCTCGTCCAACTCAGCTTTTCTTATTCTTTTTTCAGCGTTTGGACTAAGGTCAAGTAGAAACCTTCTTGCCCAGGTTCTTTTTTCGTTATCAGTCATTTCCCAGAAGTTCTCTGGCAACTTTTTAATTCGTTGAAGAGGTGCATCAGCCATTATCTTCTTCGCCTTTATCGTCATTGACTAATTCGCCAGTTTTAAAACGCTTGTTTTTTGACATATGTTCCATGATTGCTACAAGGTCCATGTGGTTTTCGTAACTTGATGTCCTCATACGGCCGTCAGCGTCTGCTATTTGGGCAAGCTGCTCTATCGGTGCTTCAAATCCAGGTGTCGTCATTTATCTTCCATCCCTAATCTTATTAATCCTAGTTGATGAATGTTTATGTGTTTTTTTCTTTGCTGAACCATACTCTATTTCTAGCCATTCATCAAAATCTTCGTACGCACCGGGGGTTTCCCTGATGTAGCGCTCGTACTCTTTAAGCAATTCGATGTATTCATCGTCGTCTTCATCAAATCTTCTACCCATAACTAAAATCAATCAGCCTTCGATGACCTTGCGCGTTTTCCCGCAGATGAAGCGGCTTCTGTGTTTTTTACAAATTGTCGGCCAGAACGACTGCCTAATAGCTTTTTTCTATTTGTTGCTGCTCGCTGAGCTGGAGTAAGTCTTGACCACGCTTTTGCTGGGAGGTATCTACGCATTCCACCAGGACGATTTGCTGGTTTGCCGTCTGATGTTCTCCATTTTTCTTTAGTCCATTTCTTTAGAGAGCGTTGACGTTTTTTAAGTCCACCCCTGTATCCGCCACCGGCTTTTTCATACTCAATGGCAAGTATTTGGGCTTTACGCGCAGACCACTGTCCTGGTTTCCCGCCTTTTGAGCCGGCCATAATTCTGTTTTTTATTTTTTCGCGGAGTTGCGGTTTTGTGTAAGACATGTTTGCAGCCTTGGCCAAGATAACAGGAGCTTCGCCGACAAATGTATTGATTGACTCTTCCACCCACGCAGCTGTTGAATCTGAATTTCGCGTTCTCATATCGATACCTATATTATTGCACTTTTTATGAAGATTTTTTCTTAGTGTTTTTTATGGGCAATCGTGGCTGTCCTTCATCGCCTGACTCAAAAGCAAGTAGGGCCTTTCTGAACCGTTCAATTGTTTCCCTAGTAATTGTTTGGCCGCCATCGCCGCCTGTATCAATAAAGGCAGGACTCAGGTCATCTGCCCCAGACTCGAGCAACTCCCACAAAACGTTCAGGTTGGTTACGGCTTTTTGGTTTTCCTGCCCACCCAAATCCCTGGCTCGCGGAAGGAATTGCGCTGTTGGGTAAATATCGGTTACATCAAGATAAAGAGTTCCGTCATCCACCCATCCGCCGATAGCGACTCTTTCTGCTCCATCCGATGGGTTGTTGAATACTTCAGGTCCGTGAAAGTCCAGCCATGCAATGAATGTGTCAATAAGTTCTTCTGTTGGCTCTCCATCCGGAGTGAAGTCCGCGGAAGCTGGAAAAATCATTCCTTTTTTATTTCTTGCTACTGCTATACCATTTTTTATGTCGTCCATCGTGTCTAGCTCGACAGTAAAACCGCCTTGGAATCCTTTTTGCAGAGTCTTTCTTGCCAGTAGGCGTTTCTCTGGAGTTTCGGCATATTTAATCTCAACCTGTGATGCTATTTGCCGTATCTGCTCTGGAGAGTACTTAACTCTTTTTTTCTTCACAGTAGCTCCAGATGAAAGGCGTGGCGCACTGCTTGAATTTCGTTCCTGAGATTTTTCTGCCAGATTTCCCCACGGTTCTGTATTGCCGTCAACAAACAGTATTGAATAAACATCTTCACGCAGTTTTTTATTTAGCGCATATGTCTTTAACTTATCATTTGGGTGAAGTATCGCAACTACTGCCTCAGCAAATGCTTCAGATTTATTTGTATTACCGTAAGAAGAGAGTGTCATCGGACTATCTGTAACCGAATTTATGTCAACCCCGTCAGAGAATCTGGCCATCATGTCAGAATTCATAATTACATCGTTATATTCAGACGCAACCTGCAGCGCTTGCGCGTAACGCTTATCCTGAGGGTCGCCAGAACCAAAATAATGGCGATTTTTTGGCTTGCCAGCTAGTTCGACGTCTTTTAGTGCTCGGAAATGCAACCAATGTCCCCACTCATGGGTTATGACTCCAGCTATTGATTTGTCAATAGTGTTGTCACGGCTCGTTACGAGTCTCGTCGGGTCCATGGTCACGTTTTCGCGTGCTGTGTCTAGCGAATTTGATTCCCTGTCGATAATCAGTCTTCGGTTAAAGGATACGGAATTAAGGAATGGAGTTGTTCTGGCGCGAACATATGGGTCTTTTGAACCGATTCCGCGAACACTCTTTATTTGTTCAAGTTTTGACGAAACCTGAGGCAAGCTTTCATACGCCCTCGAAGCATCAGCTGTTTGCATGTAGAAAACGGGAGCACCGTGTGTCTCAAATGCCCACTTTAGTTTTGGATTTGATTCGACAGCTTGCTCAACAGCGTTACGCACAGCTTCAACTGCTTCGGGGGAGAAATCTATATCATCCCATGGATTGTTTTTAAAATACTCGTCATGGACGGCGTTGAATCTTTTTACGTATTCTTCAGAGTCTCGTCCTCCTGGCGCAAAATCATCAATAAGCATTTCCAAGTATTGCTCTTTTGATGTTGGGACGAGCAATTCAGACATTTGTCTTGGAGTCATGCCCTTTAGCCAGTTCGACTTGCTTCTGCGAACATTTCCGCCAAGTTCACTTTGGTCTCCGTATTTATACTTTTTCAATTGATGCGCTTTTATATCTGGCTGATTCATTTTGAGTATTGGACGCTCGCCTCCAGACGAAAGACGGTTAGAGGTTCGTCTATTTTTCCTGCCACCACGCGATAGGAGGCGATTAACAACAGTCCTTGGAGCTGACTGCTGGCGCTTGCGCTTGATGTCACGCTTCATTAAAATAGTGACGCCTTCTCCGGCTCTAAATAGCTCATCGGCTTCTTCAAAATCAACAAGCTGTTCTGCTGTTGCATTTGTTTTGAATTTTCCGTTTTTTGATTTTTCGTAGAGCGATGTTATTCTCTTCTTTTCTTCGTCCGTAAACCATTTTCGTGATGAATCATTTACCGCATTATCTATTACTTCTATAAATTTTTGCTGCTCGCCCTGCGACGCCCATGTAAAGCCATTTCTGGCCCAGTGTGTTGCGCCCATATAGTCGCCTTGTTCCCCAGACTGAGCGGAAGCCAATATTGTTTCTGCATCAATCTCTCTGTAAACAGCCTCGTTTCTGGCGTTGAAAATGCTCGCTATTCCATTGCCTCGAGCTGGGGCACCGACGGATAGTGAATCATGGACAATTATCTTATTTCTTCCATTGATTACAATTGTTCTGATTGAATCAGCAATTACCAGTTGGCCTTCGTTTTGCCCTTTTTCGAAGTCCTCCATATCTCCAATTCCGTCCCAACGTTCCCGCCGTGGAATTCCTGCTTGAGTAAGTCGTTTTACAGCGTCCTTGTCTTTTGTTTCAATGGTGAACTTCAAGCTCACGCTTGTGGATGGCCGCTTTTTCACGCCTTCCATAATTCCATCGACCCCAAGGGCGTCACTTGCTTCTTCGAATTCTTCTTCGTCTATTTTCTGTACGACGACGTCTGTCGGTGAAACAACAATATCGAATGTTCTACCAAGATTTATTTTTTCTCCGTTTGCTGCCGTGACTATAACGTCGTTTCTTGTCGTTATTTCACCAGAAAACATATCTTTCGCTGCTGACTTTATTGATTCTTTGAAGGCTTTTCTTTCTTCGCTATCCGCGAGAACGTCTTCTTCGAATACATCGTATTCAATACCCTGAATTTTCTGAAATGATGAATATCTTGGGTCATCTTTAGTAATCCACTCATCTTCTTTTTGGAGTTCGTCACCCAGCATCAGCGCAGAGAAACTCTCTACTCCTGCTCGCTGTTCGTTTGATAGGTAATTTTCCTCACTTACGACTGAATCGTAAATTTTACCTGAAGACAAACCGCGTATTTCATTAATTCTTTCCAACAAGCGATTATTTTCATTTATGTCATATTCTTCTGCGAGAATTTTACGAATTTTTCGTGCGTAGTTGTATCTCCTTCTAAATAAAGCACGAAGTTGTTTATCTTTTTCTTCATCACTTCTTCTAAGTGAGTCCGTACCAATATCCCGTATTGAGTCATATGCCAAAATAGGATTGTGAACTTCTATTTCATAAGAATAAGTTGTACGCGTATTGCCATCTCTGTCTTTGACTTCTTTTTGTATATCCCTGAGTACGTATCCAAATTCTTTAATTGAATCATCATCGCTAATCGCTTGAAATAAAATCCCACTGTCAGGTTTGAGTGAGGTCTCAATCCGCCCGCCATCATATTCAACTGCAGCTTTTGGAAGTTTGAATGTTTTTGGCTGAATTGCTCCGTCTTGCCCAGATGACAAGGAGTTGCGTTTATCTGGGTCATAACCCCACTCGAGCCATGAGTCACCGTTGGTGTAGATGTCTTTTGCTTTGACGCGTTTTTTGATTATTTCATAGTCCCCACGAAGAACTCCCTCACCGTGCTCAACTGCATACTGTCGTACGGGGGTCACCCAGTCACCTGGATTTATTGATACAAGCTCAGATTCTTCCTGATTGCGTAGAGCATCTAGCTCAGATGCAAGTTTGTCGTAATAGTCGCTGTGATGGAGGTTTGTTGATACACCACGAGGTACCCGACCATATTGGAGAATGTATTTCTGCTGTTTTTCGAGTCTTAGTATTTGCTCATCCCTCGATATCGGAACAGCCCTATACACGGTCACATCGGCATTCGGTTTATTTCTAAAACGACGAACCACATCTACTGCGGCTGCGTCAAAACTGTCATTACCCGTTCCGTAGTAGCGGATACTTGAGGAGGAATAAACATCATCTGGGTAAACACCAGTCAAATTGTGAAGTGGTGCTCCAGAATCTGCATCTGGGGCCATATGCATTCCTCTGTAGTCGCCATCATCTCCAGATGAAAGACGGCGATACTCAGCGACATCTTGTTCGAATTTATCTACCGCTGCTGCAAATTTTGCATTATTTGAATTGAACTTTGCATCCCTTTTGTCTTTGTCCAAAACGTCAGTTGACCAACCATTAATGATGGCTCCATCGATAATCGCCGACATAACAAGACCGGTTGCTTCAGCATCGGCATCTGCCGTATGGTGTTTTTCACCTAAATCAACATTGAGGTATTTGGTTATGGCGGCAAGTCCATTGGACGGCTTCTTGTTCCCGTCTGCATCAAGAACGAATGGGCCGTCGTCTGTTTCTGGCGTCCAACGAGGAAGGGCCATATCTGAAATTTCTTTAGTGTCTAGGTAGCCCTTGGGTCTCCATGTAATGCCTGATTGAGATAGTGCCAGTTCGAGGACGTCTTTGTCAAATGATGCGTTTTGTACGCCGAATATTGCATCATCTCCAGCGAACTCGGCAAGTCGTTCATGTGCCTTTTTGATAGATGTTTGGGTTTTTAACCACTCATCTGTCAGCGGATTGCCATCTATGTCCTTGAGGTTCGCGCGTGACCATTCACCAAGAGATTCTTCTGGGTCCATGAAAATATTGATGCTGTCAATTATTTTTCCGTCTTTCATCTTCACAGCACCAAACTGTGTTGGTTGGCCATTGGAAGAAGGTTTGCGGAATTCATCAAATACGAGACCAGTCGTCTCATAATCAAAGAAAATTATTTCTCGATTTTTGTACTTGTCCTTAAATTCCTGCCATGTTTTAGCATCGCCAAATTCTTGCTCTGCTCCGCCAATAAAAGCACCGTATGTTGGTTTTCTGGGATAAGAAGGCCTGTCTGAGCCGCTAGACAAACGCTTTGAGTAGTCAATCGGTTCGTTTATGTCAGATAAAAGCTCATCAATGTCTACATATCCCCTTTCATCATGCATTTTGACAATTCTTGGAGTCATCGCAAACAATATGTCGTCATAATCAGTCTGGCTGAAACCCTGAGGCTTCGAGAGTCCGACAATCGGCTTGTTTTTTCCTAGTACTTGCCACTCCCCACCAGGACCAAGGATGTTGGTAATGTCATGACCCCATTTTCCTACACCAAACCATGATGTGCCTCTGCGGTGTCGTGCTGTTGCTAAATCCTGCAACCACAATGTGCGTATTTCCTTTATCATCGAGGAAAAGGCTTCAGTTGGATATCTGTCGAGATATCCAGAATATTTTGTAGCAGCTTGATACAGACCAGAGTGAGTAGACATAAAGTTCTTGTCATCACCAAGTGCGGCCAATACCGACTGCATCTCTGATGCTTCTTTTTCTTCGACCCCTAGATTTAACTCGACCCCACTGATAATCCCGTCAAGATTAAATGCATTGCCTTTTCTGGCATTTATGTCAGATATTCTCAGGCTGTCACCAACTTCCCAGCCTTTTGTAAATTTATCGTCAGAAGCAAATGCCACGTACGGACTACTAATGATGTTCGCAATAGCTCTAACTTCGTCTTGATTCTCAATTACTGAAGACTCATCATTTGCGCGAAGCTTTTGCAATAATGAGCGATATGCTTTGACTTTGACGGACGTTGAAGCAAAATCACGGCGTAAATTTCGTGACTGTGTCTCATTTAGCTCGCGTGTATTACCCAGTATCTGTCCAGAGCCAATTCCCCCACCTTTTGTGCGTTCAGGTATGAATATTCCATCATCTAGTTCTGCTACTCCATGATGAATAAAGTACGCGTTAGTTGGTGTTGGTGAAATAAAAAGGTTATCTTGTTCTTGCTGACTCAGAGACTTTATCGAATCAGCTTCGCTTTTAAGAACTGCAATTTTTTCTTCTGGTATTTCTTCAACATCTAGAACATTTTGTTCATCTCGTATTTTTTTGCGATTTTCTTCAAATTCTTGAATTCGTAGGCTTTCTTCAGCAAGATAAAGTTTTTCTTTTGCTTCCGTAACCCTACTTGACAGGGCTTTTTTAATTTCGCTTTCCCGTTGCGCAGGGTCGTTAATGTTTCTACTATCGAGGTCTTGCTCGATGAGTGCTACGTGTTCTTCACGTGTTTGATTTGTTGGATTTATTCCAGGTTTATCAATATCGATGGTTTCGACTGGCTCGTTGCTTCTTGAATTACCGCTAAGAACGACACCGTTATCTTTTCCTGTCCAATTCCCGGACCGCTCTAACTCGGCAATTGCAGCCCTTAGGCCTTCAACTCTTTTACGAGCCACAGCAACTCTTTCTTCTACTGGGCTGGTTTGTTCTGTTGTGTTTGCCTGCCCAGAAGAGAGTCGCACGGCTTGTCGAACCGCCTGGGTTTCATCGTTTGTGCCTACAAACCTTGGACGCGTTGTACCCTCATCGACCCACCCGTCTGAATCTGGGTCGAAATCACTACCGGTTGGTTTTCTGCTTCCTGGCACCCCTCCTGTTGGAACATCAATGTCTCCACGACGACGCCTACGTCCGCCTCCAACATTCGGCCTATCAATAAGACGACCGCCCACATACGAGGCAAGGCGACGACCAATGGCCTTGGTTTCCTGCTCTAGCTCTCTACCTTTTCGGGAAAGCTCAAACGGAATCTCAAATTCCTCATCTGCGTTAGACATCTACAAAATAATACCACTTGTATAAAACTCAATAAAAATGAATTTACGTGGTGTTAAGACTTTACTGAAGTCTTGTGTTGCATTTTGTGCAGGTTACGGACCATGGATATCGCTTAACCATGCTTGGCGGGTGCTCGCAATCCAGGGCTCGTGTGGCGCGCTCGTTAAGGCAGTTTCGTATCCACGCAGAAAGGGATAGTTGCTCCTCGGATGAGGCTTGTTTCCAGCGCTCTCTTTCTGCTTCTGTGGTTCGGATGAGAACGGACTTATCGATTGGGGCGTCGTCTTCTTTTGCAACAGGAGCAATAGTTGGGCTGATTGTGTCAGCAACTTTTTTCATTGCCGCCATCATATTTGAAGCGTTTATATCTTCACTCGTCAAAATCTTTATCTGCTTCTTCACCGTAATCCTCCTCGGATTCATCCAGACCTGAAAGCTCGACTATTTCGGCATCAATTATGTCCGAACTATCTGTCCCTAGAAGAGACTTTACTGTACTTTCGGGCAACACACCGGATATAGCCATCAGTTCCAAAAGTTTTTTTGCTTCGGACTCTGGGTCAAAACCAATCGCCGGTCTTTCAACTCCTGGCTGGCCGGCAATAACTGCTCGTATATTCGTATTGTTGTTGACATCCATTTGCACATTGACGTTCGTCTGTTCCATGCCAAGGAGTTTTGTCCTCCTGTCCATGATTGATAAAACCTGCTGAATAGCCTTGAGGTCTGGCTCAATTTGAATTTCCGTGCCATCCTCCTGAACATCCCTGCGATGTTGCGTCATTGGCCAAATCGCCTGCTGTAGGTTGTCCAGCCGCTCGAGCTCAAGCCGAAGAACTTCGGGGTAAGCAAGAATTGCTTCCTTGTTCATTTTTTCCAATTGGCGCTGAACTGAACGAGTGACAGATGATGTGGATACCCCAAATCTTCTGGCTATTTCCTGCACTGACGTTCCAGCCTGGCGCATCTTAAAGATGCGTATATCGCGCTCGTTCAGAAATTCACGAGTCGTTATCGGCTTTGTTTTGTCATCACTCATGTTGTTGTCTTCATCCACTCTATCACTTCGAATGGGAAGCGTTTTCCGCGTTTCATCTTCAGCGGCCAGTGGCGTTCATCGCGAGCACCTCTAAAGTGCTTAACGTCATAGACGTAATCGCCACCAGCAGTTGGGTCTGGCTGTAGGGATAAGCCAAATTCTGGCCAGCGCGACCAAACTGCAGAACCGAATGGACGCAAATCCCTTGACGTAGAACTTGTACCAAGTGGGGCATGGTGCTCAATCCATAGAGCGCAACCATAAACAACGCGAATTGTGTCCAAATATTTAGCCACTTCAATGGCGATTGATTCAGAAGTTCTCCCACCTGGGTCAAGAAATGCCTTATATAGCGGCCCTATCACGAGAAGCTGTGGCCTAACTTGGTCTAGCGCATCTTCAAGGATTGCCCTGTCTGCTGCCTTGAGCAAGTCCATTCCTGATGGTTTGGAAAGTAGGTGTGCGTCAATGCTGTCAGTTCGTGCGTGGGACATGGCCTGGAGAGCAATTGAGCGTGATGTTCTTCGGATGATTCGTTCTGGGTTTTCTAGGTCAACGGTAAGCGTTGTGATTCTTGGCATTTGCTGAAAAGAAAAAGGATTTATTCCAGCAGCCGTAAGAATTCCAACCTGACGCGCAAGCATGGTTTTACCAACACCTTCTGCGGCTACAACTATCACTCTTTCGCTTTTTTCTAATAACCCAGGAATAACCCATTCATATGTGTCGCCAGTGGTTTCACTAAGAAATTCATTCCACTGAACAAGACGACCAGTATCCAGAACAAAGGACACAGTTGAAGAAGCAATGATTAGATTGCTCTTTGCAATTTTCTGTTTTGCATTTAGGTCGGTTCGCGCAATCAGTTCGCTTAGCTTCTCAATTGCGGCATCTTCTGGAGTTTGGGGCGACTCAACTTCAACCTCTTCAAAATCAATTTGCTCAAAATCTTGATTTTCCGCGTCCTCGAAAATTGGCAGCAATCCATCGATTGAGCCACCACTCGACATGTGGTCAGTAATATCCTTGTGTGATGGGCAAACCCATGCCTGCGCGCTGCATCCAGCTGCAGAAAGTGTCTCCACTACTTCATTGGCGTGTTTTACCCCAATTTCATCATTGTCGGCGATGACTTCTACAACGGCTCCAGCTAGTGCCTCTGTGTGGATGTCGAGCCATTTACCAGCACCGCCAGGCATCGTTGTTGCAACAATCCCCATGTCAATGAGTGTGTTGGCATCCTTTTCCCCCTCAACAACCCAAATTGGTACACCATTTTTCTTGGCTTCAAGAACTGCTGGCAAATTGTAAAGAACTTTCGGCGTATCGCCGAGAGCATAAACCCAGCCATTTCGCCCATCTGGCTTTCTCTGACTGAATGATTTCTTGCCATTCTCATCGACATATCTAACTTTTTGAAATAGCAACTGATGATTTTCATCAACAAAGTCATACGACTCAACAAAAGTCAACTTCGGTTTCTGTGTGGGTGTTGGTTTTTTTTCTGTCTTTATTGGCTTGTCTGTTGCAGCATTTCTGATGACAGGTTTTGAATCCTGCGGCATTAAGTCCGAAACGCGCAAACCAACCGAACTGCAAATTTCATCAACATTGCACGACATTGCGCGGTGGCAAGTAACTAGAACACGGCCGTCGTTCCCCTCCGAGACAGATAAGGACGGGTTTGAGTCGTCGGTTCTGCACGGACAGCGAGCAACCCATCCGGTGCTTGTTTTACGGACGCCATCAAGCAGTCCGAGAAAATTTTCTACTGGGTCGGATATTTGGGTCATTTGGTCACTTGAGATTCATTCCTGGAATAAGAATTATCGGTTCACGCGGAACCAATTGTATTTTCATTCTACGTCGCAAAGTCTTCCGTTGTCGCTCGGTTGTACCAGCCCAGATACCGTACTTTTCGTGGTAAATGCTGTATGCAAAACACTGTTCTATTTTTGCGCATTCATTGCAAATTTCAATAGCGAGCTTGGTGTTGTCTCGAGACTCGATGTAACTTTCCTTGAAATCATCGCTCTCTCGGTCAGCGTGTGGAAAGAAAATGTTTGGGCTGTAATTTTTGCATGCGCCATCAGTCGGCGGTCTATCCACTCGCACTGGAATTTCACTTTGCGTATATGGATAGCTTGGCACTGTTCCCCCAATCATGGACTATAAATTGATGGGAGTGATGTTAGCGGGTGTCAACCAATCTTGTCACGTCTCTGGCGGAAAGAAATATTGTCGCACTGCGAATAACCAGTTGACCAGATATATCTTCTGAAAGAACATCTACAGCGTCTACGGGAATCGAGAATCTTGTTGCTAGCGCAGCTCGCGTGCGTTCAATTTTTACTTCGTCGTCAGCAAGGGCTTCATCTTCAGTTCTTATCACCCGAGGTCCGACGAGCGCGCGAATCTCACTAGCTTTTTGTTCAGCGCGCAAACACCACGCACAAGCCAATTCTCCAGTTGATGCTGCACGTTTACGTATCTCAGTATGACCACATGCTAGGACGTGATGATACGAAACATGACCCCAAGCACCGACTCTTTTTATTTCGGCTATTTTGCGTCTTGGTGAGCGCCTACGCTCGGATGTCATTAAGACTCGGTCTGAAGATTATTTAAAAAGCCTTCGCAAGAAGCTCTTTAGCCAATTTTTTGCCTTAGTTGTATCGACTTCAACCTTGTCTGGAACTGACTGCTCAATTTTTTCTTCTATGGCATCCCATGCCTTCATGAATTCATCCGTGTCAGTAAGATACGGGGAGGCAGAATCCTTTATCTTGACTGCAGCTTTCGGTGCTGACGTCTTTTTCGCCGCAGGCTTTTTGGCTGCTGGCTTTTTCTTGGCCGGAGCCTTCTTAGCTGCGACTTTTTTTGCTGTTGGTTTCTTGTTTGTTGTCATGGAACAGACTCTAGTGCATAAATCGAGTCCGCGGTGAAAGGGATATTTTATTCAAAAAACATATTTACGGTTCAACTTTTTAATAATGATTAGTATTTCGATGTGGAGCAATACGTTGACGATTTCGGCAAGATGGCCTTAGCCCTGACGTCGGCCCAGTTGGCCAAAGATGTTGCCATTTCCGAGCACGGAATCGGAGAGGACGTAGCTACACACTTTCTTGGATGGTCTCCAAAGTACTTAATGCTTATTGCCCAGATGAAGCAATCTGTCACCAATCTCCCACACGAAATAAAATTTGAAAAGTGTAAAGAATTATGCGAATTAATGCGAAAATACTGGGGTATTGCGTCGCTGACGATGGTGGCTGAGGGATACTGCTCCTACGACGCAGCACAGACCAAAGGGGTAAGTCTGGCAGCCGCATTCGTGGACAGAGACAACTCTGTGTCTGAGTGCATAACGATAAGCCATGCCTCTATTGACGATTCAGACTCGGTAACGCCGGTTTCGATGGTTGCCGCACCATATTCCGTTTCAATAGGTAAAAAAGTTGATTGGGCAGAAATGCTCTTTTACCCAGAAAAAGCAGACAAATACCTAAAACAGGCGAAATATCCGCAGATGATAAGAAATTCGTTAATGGGGAACGTGGTCGATGAAGCGAGCCAGGGGCAAATCATGCGAGTTAGGGATGAAATAGACGAACTTGGCTTTCTGATTCAAGATTTTACTGTTTAAATATTAGGTATAATTAAATATTATGGGAGCTTTTTACGATAGTCCTGCATTTGGAGACGGCTCCAAGGGGGAAGTAGAAATAATTGCAGGCGTAAAGATTCACCGAGCGAGCCGTCAACCATGCCCAGTTTGTGGTCATCCGACCGGTGATTGTGGTGGAGAATCTGGGCCACCAAAATCTATTTTTGGTTACAACACGAATTCATCACTAGATGACAATTTGACTTTTTATGTTGAAGAAGATTATGTTGAGGAACACGAAATAGCACCAGGCGTTACAACGAAAACAATAATTTATCGAGCTGGACAACACATTCCATTAAATACAGCAAAAGAGCTCGGACTAATTTAATTTTTTCCACGACGCTGGACCATTTCAGTATTTTTTTTTCGGCTACACTCTTTTCTCTTATACGCTCACCGCACCACACAGTAAGGAATTAAATTAAAATGTCTATTCTTGACCCATCTTTCATCGCAAGTTATGCAGATAAAAAAACACCATGGGGTTTCGGTGGTTTGGGCGAGGTTGTATACCTGCGCACATACAGCCGCCCAGTCGATGGAACTGGTCGCAATGAGACGTGGACCGAAACAATTACCCGCGCAATTAATGGCGCAATTGAAATCGGCGTTCCATTTACGCCAGAGGAAGCAGAAAAGCTTTTTGACCACATGTTTAATCTGCGTTGCTCACTTTCGGGACGTGCTCTTTGGCAACTTGGCACACCGCTTGTCAAGAAGTTCAATGCAACTTCTTTGAATAATTGTTACTTCACGAATATTGAATCGATTGAAGATTTTGAATTGCTGTTTGAATACCTGATGCTGGGTGGCGGCGTTGGATTCTCGGTAGAGCGCTCGAAGATTCACGAGCTACCAAAAGTTAAGCCAGGCGTCGTCATCACTCATGAGCGGTCAAATGACGCAGACATTATCGTTCCTGACTCTCGTCAAGGATGGAAGCGACTCCTTCATGCAGTTCTTAAGTCATACTTTGATACTGGCAAGTCTTTTTCGTACTCGACAATTTTGATTCGTGAATATGGCGCGCCATTGAAGACGTTCGGCGGTACCGCATCTGGTCCAGGCGCATTAATTGACGGAGTTGCCGACATATGCAAGGTAATGCAGAATCGCGAGGGCAAGAAGCTTCGCTCAATTGACGTGCTCGACATTTGTAACATCATTGGTCGCATCGTTGTTTCTGGTTCATCACGTCGTTCAGCACAGATTGCTATTGGTGACCCAGACGATGTTCTGTTTATTCGAGCAAAGAACTGGTCAACTGGCAGCGTTCCAGCGTGGCGTGCTAACTCCAACAACTCCATCTATGCAGATGCATACGAAGAAATCATGCCAGAACTCTGGAAGGGTTACGACGGCTCAGGCGAGCCATACGGTCTTGTTAATCGCAAGCTTGCAAGGAATTATGGCCGACTAGGCGAAAGAATGGTCGACAACAGCATTGAGGGCTTCAATCCATGTGCGGAAATTGCTCTCGCAGATGGCGAGTCATGCAATCTAGCGACAATATTTTTGCCAAATGTCGAATCACTTGAACAGCTAAAAGAAATATCAGTGTTGCTGTACAAGGTGCAGAAACAGATAACCAGGCTTGACTACCCATACGCAAAGACAACCGAGATTGTTCGCAAGAACGCAAGACTCGGCCAGAGCGTCACTGGAATCTTGCAGGTGGAGCAGGAAAAGATTGAGTGGCTTGATAAGGCGTATATAAATCTCCGTGAATTTGATAAAAAGTACTCGGCAGAAAATAATTGGCCAGAATCGGTTCGCCTTACAACAGTTCAGCCATCTGGCACCTTGGCGCTGCTCCCAGGCAACACGCCTGGTATACATCCAGGATTTGCGCAGTACTATATCCGACGTGTGCGCTTTGGTTCATCAGACCCATTGGTCGATGGTTGCCGTAAGCGCGGTTATAAAGTTCAGTGGGATATCGGAATTGACGGTCGCGAAGACCACACTAAATATGTGGTTGATTTTCCGTGCAAATCGCCAGAGGGCGCAGTTCTTGCCGCAAGCATGACAGCAGTTGAGCAGCTTGAATGGGTGAAGAAGATGCAAACCGTATGGGCAGACAATGCTGTGTCCGTAACCGTCTACTATCGCAAGGAAGAGCTCGATTCAATCAAAGAATGGTTATCCAAGAACTACGACAAGGGCGTCAAATCGGTGTCGTTTCTTTTGCACAGCGACCACAACTTCCCGCTTCCGCCATACGAAGAAATCACCAAAGAGGAATACCAAAAACTGATATCAAAAATAGATTTTTCAATTCCTTTGGTGCAAAATTCCTTTGACGGACTGCTTACGCTTGATGATTGTGCTACTGGTGCTTGTCCTGTAAAGTAATAGGCAACGCAGGCGTTGGTAGCTCAATCGGATAGAGCAACAGACTTCTAATCTGTAGGTTGTAGGTTCGAGTCCTACCCGACGCGCCATCAAACACATCAATCATGGAGGCTGCAATGGAAGTGAAAGAAAGAAAAATTGATGAGTTTGGGTTTGTGCGTCTAGACGCACATATGGCCGACGATATGTCGGTTGTCAATGCAGCACGTGTATCTTTTGCACGACACCAAGAGGAGCTTGATGAAGCAGCAAAAGGATTGATAAATTTCTTAATGCGCGAAAGACATGGCACTCCTTTTGAGCACAATGCATTTAGATTCCATATTAAGTGTCCAATATTTGTTGCTAGGGAATGGTTTAGGCACAGAATAGGTTCATTTAATGAATTTTCAGCTCGATACAGTATGGTCAACGATGAGTTTTTCGTTCCTGCAGAACACGATGTGAGAACTCAGGTTGGAAAACCGGGCGCATACCACTTTGACCCCGTTGAAAAAGATGTCGCCGATAGAGCTATTGAAAGAATTCAAAATATAAACGAAATGGCGTACGGTACCTACAAGGAATTGATTAATGACGGCGTTGCAAAAGAGCTTGCACGAACAGTTTTGCCAATGGGAATGTACACACAGTTTTATTGGACGGTAAATGCTCGCTCGTTAATGAATTTTTTATCTCTTCGTCTAGACAAGTCTGCACAGGTGGACATTCGTCGATATGCAACGCGTGTTGAAATTGTTTTGGCTCAAACTATGCCTGTCACGTATAAAGCATGGGTTGAAAATGGAATGGTATGTCCATAGTTGATTGAAGCTGATAGAATCCCTATATGTTCAAGAAACGATTACACCGCAAAAAAAAGTTGGATGTTATTGCCCATTCATTGACGTCATCTGGAATCCCTATCTGGGAAGGCATGCCAGAACTCATTGTTGAGGACCTCAAGAAAAATGGCTATGTGGTAAAGAAAAAGAAAGATAAGAAATAAACAGCTTTTTAATCTGTTCTGGTCAGCGGACTTTTAATCCGCTTGTCGTAGGTTCGAGCCCTACCTGGCCAGCCATGCGGGACGTAGCACAGCTTGGCTAGTGCGCTTGTCTGGGGGACAAGAGGTCGTGGGTTCAAATCCCGCCGTTCCGACGAGTAGCATGTAGGCGTCGGAGCGGTGGCAGAGAGGCTTATTGCACCTGTCTTGAAAACAGGAGTCCGTTTGCGCGGACCGGGGGTTCAAATCCCTCTCGCTCCTCCATCTGTGTTATTGTTTTACGCACGCAGAAGCCATCAGCGGTAGAGCACCCGTGGAATCTAACGGACGGTCTCTGGGTTCGACTCCCAGACTGCGTGTCAAGGGGCTCTGCTTTTTGCTAGGTTCTATTTATGTCCGTAAAAATCATCAAAAATGTCGATATCGGCAATATTCCGCCTACCCCGGCGATTCCGATTATTGATGATGCTCGGACCCCGGAAGCCACATCCAACCTTATTGAAATCGCTGGATTCCACGGATATCCAGTAAGTTACCGACAAGAACAGGGTGGGCGACTGATTCAGAATATTGTCCCTGTGCATAAAAACGAAAACCAACAAATATCTACGTCGTCAAAAGTTGAATTATATCTTCATACCGAGACGGCTTTTCACCCGTATAAGCCAACACATGTAATTTTGATGTGTTTACGCGGCGACGAAACAGCACTGACAACATACTCCTCCCTTGATGACATAGTCTCCGAGCTTTCTGAAGAGCAGATAAATGTTCTCCGAACTCCAAACTTCACAACTTCATTGGATGACAGCTTCATGATGGATGGGGAACCGGATTTTACTCTCGGAATAACTCCTCTTTCTCGCGACAAAGCCGGCCATGATGTATTCACATTTGATTGGGCGTTAATGAGAGGTAAGACCACAGAAGCGCAATCGACTCTTTCCGCTGTTCGTGATGCAATATCAAAGACCACAAAAGAAGTGGCGCTCAAGTCTGGTGAAGTTATGGTTATAGACAACAGAGTTGCTGTACATGGCAGAAAGCCGTTTCAACCAAAATATGATGGGAGCGATAGGTGGGTGAAGCGAATCCTGACCATAGATAGACTTCCGCCAAAAAAATACATGGACGAACATGTAATTGATTTCAATTTTGAAGAGGAGGCGATGTGAGCTTTAAAGAAATAGGTCTCTCCGAAGAGTTCGAATTTTTGCGCACACGTTTTGTGGACGGGTACGATAATCACATTGCGGTTGGAGAAGGGTGGGGTGGTTTAATAAAGGAATGTCACAATGCATTAATTGCGTTCGACCCAAACTATAAGATTTATCAAATAAAACAAAAGTTCGGAGGCCTAAGGTACTACGTTAAGCCTTCAAATGATGCTCTGGTTTACAGGACTAGCGCAATTGTCGCGCCGTTTGAGAAGAGGTCGTATTTGATTTGTGAAGCATGCGGAGTAAATGGAAATTTAAGAGTTAAAAATCGTTTTTACCAGACACTATGCGTTCAGCATGGACCAGAAGACTACGGGTTTATTAGTGCATCCACAATATACCACTAGCATGTATCCAATAACGATAAGGCAATCTCGTTATGGTGGGACATATGAGGGCGGCGAGTGGTATGCGTATCATGGAGACATAGAGCTCACACAGGGGTATTACGACTACATTGACGGCGATGACTGCGATGCTCTGGATTTTTGGGATTCGGACGACTCAAAATTTTTTGGTATTGGCGACACGCCGAACCAGGCACTCGAGGATATGTTGGACAGAAATCCAGTTATTCGTACATCTCCTGATTGGGAATAGTCAGGTCTTTTCTTATTCTGAGAAATGTTTTTAGCATTACCGCGACTATTACCGGAGCAAATATAACTACAGAAACAAACTGGCAGCCCTTCTTGATGTCAATCACCTAAAATCACCACTCCCACTTATCGCCCCACGCTCTTTCCTGTCGGCAAGTTTCGCAAGATTCTCATGAGCTACATTATCCAGCGTGACATTTAGCTCAAGCGCTAATTGAGAAACATACCAAAGAACATCCCCTAGCTCTGATGCTAATTCAAACCGCTTTTCTTCCGTCAGGTGTGAATCATAATCACGAATGACTTTCTTTAGTTTTCCCGCTACTTCCCCAGCCTCGGAGCAGAGACCAAGAGCTAAGTATTCGAGCGCTTTGCCCTCTGGGTAGATTGCAGTAGAGCTGGTTCGATGTTGGTAGTCGTTAAGATTCATGATGAGGCCTATCTATTTTTGTGATACTTAACTTTGTTGTATTCATTTTAGTGATTGCAATGTGATAATGATTGCCATGACAGCACTAATGATACTTGGGTTCTTGGGCCTTGTTGCCGGAACATTTCACATTTTTCTAGCTAGGTCGATAGACCAGTACACCGGCTATGGCCAGGGCGGCACATTCCGCGAGTGGAATGAATTCGAGCGCGAAAAGATGCTTCTCCCATAAGGGGGCTAGCTTTCAATAAAGATACATTCCCCAGGGCATTCTTCTGCTGACTCAATAACGTCTTCAAGCCTGTCGTCCGAAAAGGATGCTAATCCAGCTGCGCCTTCTGGGTTCCCCACAGCGGCCGCATAAATCTTGTCCCCTTCTTTTACATACGCAAGACCGTCTGGCATCATATG